AGTTTAAAGAAGAGTGGCTGCTTATCCCTCAAGAGGACAGACTCGATCTTTTAAGAGGATTGATCGACTCGGGAGGAAGTATATTTAAAGACAGTAGTTGCCGCTACTATTCCAGCGATATTGACATAGCACGTAAAGTTAGAATATTGGCCTGCTCTTTAGGTCTTAAAGCTACTCTTGTGGAGAAAAACATACCTGAGGATAATAAAAGACACTACATAGTAGACTTCACTCCTATGGACAGAGAGCTAGTGTCCAAAGGAACTTATAAGTATGTAGATAAGAGATATATTGTCGATGTCGAGGAAACCGAAGAGTTTGAGGAGATGTTTTGCGTTGAAGTAGATTCAAAAGACAGTAGTTACTTAATATCTGACTCTTATATCCCTACGCACAACTCGGCCATGGCATCTCAAACGGCACTTTATTTTTGTGCCTTTAATGGAAATGGCTCTAAAGTGGCATGTTTGGCCACTAGAAAAGAACAGGCCAGAATTGTTTTAGACTCTGCCAGAGAAATGGCCAGAAAGAATGAGTCCTTTAAACGAAAGAAAGGCATTGAAGTGATGGCCCACAAAATAGAACAAACTTCCTCTTTCTCAGAAATAAGAGCATTGTCTTCTGACCAGAACGGACTAGACGGTTTGAATGACGCACTCGGTATATGTGACGAATTACATGCAATGAAGAAAGAAGTGTTCGAAGTTATTTCCTCGGGTATGAGTAAGCGAAGAGACTCACTCCTTCTTTGTATTACCACGGCAGGGTTTAACACAGAGTCCATTGGGCATTCACAGTCTTGTTACGCAAAAAAGGTGGCCACTGGGGAGGTAGGGGACGAACAGTTCTTTTCACTAGTCTATACTCTGGATGACAAAGACGATGTGTTTGACGAGAATGTATGGATTAAGGCCAACCCTAACTATGGCCAGTCTGTGGACCCTACGACTTTTAAAGCGAAAGTAAATAAGGCGAGAGTAACTCCGAGCGACCTGGCCAACTTAAAAGTAAAGCATTTCAATGTTTGGATTTCAGAGGCCAGCGCATTTTATTCTCAACAAAAGTGGGACTTGTGCGAGGACACTACTTTAGACATCGAAGATTTCAGAGGCCAGAAATGTTTTATCGGACTAGACTTGGCCTCTAAAATTGACTTGGCATCTAATTTCAAATTATTCAGAAAGATGCATGAAGATGGCCTATGGCACTACTACGCGTTTGACGACACATATATTCCAGAAGAAACACTGAGAGAAATATCAAATACTTTGTTTGAAGAGTGTGTAGAAAAAGGCTACTTACATAAGACCCCAGGCGAAGCTATTCATTATCCACAAATTGAAGAAACTGTAGTCAAAGATGCCAGGAGATTTAAGTTAATCGCAGCGCATTATGACCCCTGGAACGCTACTCAACTCGCCCAGAATTTAAAGAACAATCATAGAATAAATATGGTGGAGTTTAGAATGAATACGGCAAACTTGTCTGAGCCTACTAAAACGCTGGACGCTCTTATCAGACAGAGAAGGTTCCATCACAATGGAAGTCCTCTTTTGAGGTGGTGTTTAGGTAATGTGGTTTGCAAAGAAGACGCTGCCGGGAATGTTTTCCCTAGAAAAAGTCACGATAGACTTAAGATCGACCCTATAGTTTCAGCATTAATGGCCCTGGCCGGGTGGATACAAGAAGAAGAAAACGAGTCTGTGTACGAAAATCGCGGTATTCGCATCCTATAGGCATGTAAAAAGTTTACATTTCCTTTTTTCATATCTAGTCTTTTAGCTAGGAGACTATTTATGAAATTAATTGACACAGCTAAAGCTAAAACTGAGTTTAAAATTGAGGCCAGACAATCCGAGGCGGACATACTTTTATATGGCGCAGTAGGGGATGACTTCTGGGAAGACTCAGTGTCGGCCAAGTCTTTTTCGGACGAGCTTAAGGCCCTTCCAGAGTCAGTTAAGAAGATCAACTTAAGAATAAATTCTCCAGGCGGGTCAGTATTTGATGGCGTCACAATCTATGAAAGACTAAGACAACATAAGGCCAAGGTCACTGTATATGTAGACGGCATGGCCGCTTCTATTGCTTCAATTATCGCACTGGCCGGAGACGAGGTCATTATAGGCGAAGGAGCTTTCTTCATGGTCCACGCTCCTATGTCAGGAGTTATGGGTAATGCCCGAGAAATGGAAGACATGATCGAGGTACTGGATAAGATCGAAGCACAGATGACTGGAATTTATTCTAGAAAAACTGGACTTTCTAGTGCAGAGATTTCTAGAATGCTCATGAAAGATACTTGGCTTAATGCAGAAGAGGCAGTTGAAATGGGATTTGCAGATAGAATTTCTGACAATGATGAGTCTCAGATGAGAGTTGCCGCTAGTTTAATCGAGAATGCTAACTGGATTAAGTCTAGACCAAATATGAAAACACGAGATGCAATGGCCCGTGAAAAGGTCAAAGACTTCAAAAATAATATTAAAGAGTTTTTAGCTCGCAAGTAGCGTAGCTTAACTAAAACCATTTTATAGGAGAAAAGTTATGAATTTGGAACAAATGAAAGCGAGACTTGCGGAAATCGTTTCTAAGCTAGAAGATTTTCAAGACATTGAAAGTTTCAGTGACGAGCAAGTAGAAGAAGTAAATGCCCTTAACGATGAGTTCGGCGGGCTTAAGAAAAACATTGAAGCTAAAGAGCGCATTGAAGTAATGAAACAAACTGCTTCTGCTCCTAAGCGTCAAACAGCTACTAAGCCAATCGAGAACGCTGCTTCAAGCAACTCTTACGGTGCCGTAACTGTTTCTAAAACTAAGAAAGACAAGTTGGGCGGATTTGAGAGCTCAGGTGATTTCCTTATGGCCGTTAAACGTGCCTCTGCCGGAGACATCGACAAGCGTTTTCAAAATACAATGTATGAGAAGAACGGTGAAGACGGTGGATTTCTTGTACCAGAAGAAATGAGAGAAGAAATCGCTCAGAAAATGGGCTCAGACGAAGCTCTTATTAGTCGTACACGACAATTCCCTATCGGTGGAAACGCTCTTAGCCTTCCAACTGATGAAAACCAACCTTGGACAGGTGGCGTACAAGCCTACTGGACCGCCGAAGGCCAACCCATCACTGGCTCTGACCACAGCTTTGGACAAGCAAACTGGAGACTTCATAAAGTAGCCGCTCTTGTGAAAACAACTGACGAACTTCTTGAAGATGCCGTTGCTCTTGAAAGCTATATTCGTGCCATGGCCCCAGAAGCTATTATGCACAAAATCAACGAAGCTATCCTTACTGGTAATGGCATTGGCAAACCAAAAGGGATTTTGACTTCTGGTTTTAAAGTAACTGTAGCTGCCGAGTCTGGACAAGATGCCGACACAGTTGTTGCTCGTAACGTAATCAAAATGTATAGCAGAATGATTCCTCGTTCACGTGCTAACGCTGTATGGTTTATCAACCCAGAAGTTGAAGAACAACTTAAGTCTATGACTGACGACAATGGTAACTTCATCTATATTGCTCCTGGTTCACAAATGAATCAGACTCCTTATGGGACACTTCTTGGACGACCAGTCCTTCCACTACTCGGTGGTATGAAGGCCCTAGGTGACGAAGGCGACATTATGTTTGCTGACCTGAGCTACTACTACTCAATCATGAAAAGTGCTGGTATTAGAAGCGATGTTTCTACTCACCTTTACTTTGATCGTGACCAAACTGCTTATAAGTTCATCATGAGAGTTGACGGTTCTTGTCCATTCAAGAGTCCAGTTGTGACTCAATATGGTAACTATGAAATGTCAGGTTTCGTTACTTTGGCCGACAGATAAATAATAGGCCCTAGGAAACTAGGGCCTTTTTAAGATGTACAATTAAAATGAACAAAACCTTTTAAGGAGAAATTATATGGAAGCGTTTTTAGCAGAAGAATATGGGATTAAGGACGGAATTGTCCCACAAGAAGTAAGTGCCTCTGCCGTCAATGGCGAGCGTATTTCTCTAGAAAACCTACACAGAGTAACTGTTTTAGTTTCTGTGGCAGCTACAGCTAGTGCAGCTTTGAGCTTAACTCTTAGACAACACAATGCTGCCTCTGCGGGTGACTCTAAAGACTTATCAGTCGATAACATGTACTACCACAAAGTAGATGCTGCTTCTTCTTTTACGAAAGTTGAGCCTGCTTCTGCCGCTGCAAGTTACGACTTGTTCGCAGTAGCAGATGTAGATAAAGCGGTTTTCGCTTTTGAAGTACTTGCAGAAGACTTAGACGTAAACAATGACTTTAGCCACTTTTCAGTAGATGTTACTGGTGACGCTACTGCTCGTCTTGTTCACGCTATTTATGTTGGTCCTGCCGACAAGCTTCCTGCTTACGAACTAGAGCTTTAGTAAGATATTTAAACACAAGAATAAGGGCCCACGTGGGCCCTTTTTTCTCATTGGAGTGAATTATGAAACTTAGATTTATAGGCGATGCCATGTATAGAGGAGAACTCAAGTACAAAGAAGGCCAAGAAGTTGAAGTAAGTAACGATAAAGGCGAAGCAGATCGATGGCTTAAAAGAAACTTAGCTGTAGATGCCAAAGAAATACCTAAGAAAGAAGTAAAGAAAGAAGTTAAGAAAGAAGTTAAGAAAGAAGATAAGAAAGAAGTTAAGAAAGATGCTAAGTCTAAGAAAGATGCAAGTCTTGACCTTTTAGGAAAGAAAGACGAGTCTGAGTTAGAACTATAATTCATTTCTGAGGATTAGCTATGGCCTGGAAACTACCATTCTTTAAAAATAAGAAGTACCGCCCCAGGCAACCGCAATCCCCTAGGCGATATATTCAATTGTCAGGAGGCTCAGTAGTATCTCCTGACAGTGCCAAAGAGGTGTCTGCTTTTTACAGAGGCCTTACATATATCTCCACTCAGATTTCTAAAATACCTTGGGAGATAAAAGACGCGGATAACAAACTCGTAAACAACTCCCTTTCAAATCTTTTACAAGTCGCCCCCAACCCAGAAGTAAATGCATTTCACTTTAAAAACTGCATGGTCCAATGGGCCATTATTTTTGGAAATAGCTACGCAGAAATTGTAAGAGACTTGCGTGGAATGCCAACTCAACTTTGGCTTATGGATCCAAGAGACGTACAGCCCTGGAGAGACCCAGACGGAAACCTAATCTATAGAATTATAGGCGGCTCTGCTGCATATCCGGGACAAGATGCGTACCTAGCAAAAGAAGATGTGTTTCACTTAAAGAACTTCATTACAAGCGACAACGGAGTTATGGGCCAGGGAGTAGTTAGTTACGCTACGACCACATTAGGGATTAGTCTAGGGGCAGATCAATTTGCCAATGGGCTATTCTCCAATGGCGGTATGCCAAGTGGCGTTATAGAAGTGGGTGGAAGTTTAAGCGATGAAGCCTTTAAAAGAATTAAAGAGTCTTGGCAAGAAGCTCACGGCGGGAGAAAGGCCGGAGGGACGGCAGTGCTTGAAGAGGGCGCAAAGTTTGAGCCTGTCTCACTTGCCCCAGATGTTTTACAATTCCTAGAAACCAGAAAGTTTTCTGTGTTTGAAATAGCCCGATTCCTTGGCGTGCCTCCGACAAAACTATTTGATGGAGACTCTGCCACTTACAACAATATTGAACATGCCAACTTAGAAGTGGCCACAGATACCTTAGATGCTTGGGCCAGAAACCTAGAGTGCGAAGCAGATGTGAAACTTCTAAATAATAGAAGAGGCGGTAGAAAAACTGAGTTCGACATGTACGCTGTATTTAGAGGCGACATGGAAACTCGCTCTCAATACTTTAATCGTATGATGCAGAACGCCGCTATGACTCCAAATGAAATCAGACAAAAAGAGGGCATGAGCCCCTACGAAGGTGGAGAAAGATTCTTCATTGCCACAAACAACTTCTCCCCTGCCGACAGGATAGACGAAATTGTGGACTCTCAAATAAATAAAGTTAAAGAGAGTACAGCGCAAGACGATCTAAACGAGGAAGAAGAGAAAGAGTTGCGGGCAGTTGTAAAAGATTTCTTGCTGAGTAAAAGTAAGTAGAGTGTAACTAGAGACTAAAATCGCCCTTGAGCGCATTAGGTGAATAGTGAAGAATGAAGTCTTAATGGCCCTCGCCCTTAGATTGGCGGAGGATGCTGTACATGAACATGTTTCCCGGATTGAGCCCATACGCGGCCCAAGAGGATTTAGAGGGAGAGATGGACAAGACGGAAATGACTTTCATCTAAAAGACCACAAACAAGAAATACAGAATTTTGTTGAGGAAGTTTTTCCTAAGTACCCGGCATTGTCTCCAGAAGATAAAGCCGAGCTTAAAGGCGAACGTGGACCTAAAGGTGTTCCAGGTGCGAGTGGGGTAGACGGAAGAGATTTTAACTTAGAAGAGAATTTATCTTTAGTTAAGTCCGAAATATTAAATTTAATTAACAAGAAAAAAGAAGAACTAAAACTTAAGTTTAGCGACCTAGACGACGAGGAAGTTGCCCTACTCAAAGGAGATAAGGGCGCAAGAGGACAGCGAGGTAAGCCCGGAGAGTCTTTCAGTTTTGAGGACCACTCGCAAGACATAAAGTGTATTATATCCGATGTCATTAACTCCCTAAGAGAAGACCTCAGACTAAAGTTCGAGAACTTAAATGAAGAAGAAAAAGTAGAGCTCAAAGGTGATAGAGGTGACAAAGGGCGTCCAGGTAAAGACGGTCGTGACTTTGATTTTAAAGAGTCTAGAAATAAAATCGAAAAACTCGTTTTGGATAATAAAGAGTCTTTACGACTAAAGTTCGAGAACTTAAATGAAGAAGAAAGAGAAGATCTTAAACTCAAGTTTGAAGATTTATCTTCAAGAGACTTAGAGAATATCCGTGGGGCCAGGGGCCCTAGAGGGCAGAAAGGTAAAACTGGAGAGCCTGGGGAAAAAGGTCAAATAGGTCCAAGGGGTATCCCTGGAATGCCTGGCCTACAGGGCATCATGGGCCCGCAGGGGTTTGAAGGTCTTCAAGGGGAAGACGGAAGAGACGGAGAAGACGGAGAAGATGCTCCTCAAATATCTGAAATAATTGTAAGAAAAGACATAAACCACGAGAGATACTATTTCGTATTTGTTATGAGCGACGGGGAGAGAATAAGGTCTAACACCTTTTCTATGCCCGAGGCCCAGGCCAGTGGTGGCGGCTCTATTGTAAGTAGGAGCTTGATTCAACTATTCCAAGATGGGGCCCTAGTAGCTTCTTCCAATAAAGTCAATTTTACTGGAGACGGAGTTACTGTCACTGAGGGCGTTGAAGGGCAAGTCGATGTAGACATAGCGGCCGGAGGAGGCTCTACTCTTCTTGTCAACACAGTGGATACATCGGAGTTAGAGTTTACAGGCGACGGCGTAGTTATCACCGACGACGGGCTAGGGACAACTACTGTAGACATCCCCGCTAGTCAAGCAGATATTCAGATTTGCGATGAAGGCGAGTTAATAGCGAGCTCTGTACAGAAAATAGACTTTGTTGGAGACAACATAACTGCCTTCCCAGTTGTCCCTATGTCAGAGTGGGACGCACTTTCAGATGTAGAGCCAAGTCTTTCAGAGTACGATAAAAACAACACTGCAAGTCAAATAGAAGTGAGAGTAGATGTTCCTGACGCGAGTTTGCTCAAGGATGTAGATTGCGAGGCCAGTGTATATGTAGGTTCTTTTGTCTATGTAGACAGCGGCTCACTTGCTAGGAATGCTTTAGCAGATACTTATAATACATCTAACGTCGTGGGATTAGTAGAGGCCAAGAGTTCATCTACTAAATGCGATATTAGATTTAATGGTCTGTCAGGGCCTATATATTCGGGGCTTAATCCGGCAGAGGATTACTACTTAAGTGACACTACTCCAGGGGAAATATCCAGCACTGTGTCCACTACGTCAGGACACATAAAAATAAGAGTTGGACAGTCTTTCGGACAAGATAAATTCTTATTTGTCAAAGGCGAAAGGGTGGTGAGGCTATGACTATAAGAAATTTTGAATATACAGATGTAGACGGAATTAAAAAAGAGGCGAGCGCATACACAACTGGCTCTTTTGTTACTACTTCTACTCCTGACTCTCCAGCTATTACAGGTTCAAATGGGAAGTTTGACGCTTCTTTAATTCCTTCACAAGTAGCTGCCAAAGCGGCCAGTCTCATTATAGACAGAGTGGCCTCGGAGCAAATATTTGCAGGGGATTTAGTTTATTCTACAGGCACAAATGAAATTGGCATGGCCGACAACTCAATAGACCTTGACGAAGCAAAGGTTATGGGCCTGGCCCTTAATGCTGCACTACAGACTGAGACAGTAGAGGTTCTTATTTTAGGAGTAGCAAACTCTATAGACTACTCAGTTTTTACAGCGAATGATATTTTATTTCTTGACGAACTGGGCGGGATTACTAATGTAAGACCCACAGTCCCGGATGCAAAATATTTAGTTCAAGCAGGTAAGTCCCTTGGAGGGAATGAAATACTGGTAGAAATAAAACTACCGACAGTTTTAGGAGGGTAATATGGCCACGACAAAAAAGAGAACAAGACCAACTGAGAAGAAAACAAAAAAGAAAACAGGAAAAGAATCGGCCAAGGTCGAGAAAGTTAATACTCATCTAAGTGCAGATCACTTAAGAGTTATAGAAATAACTGACAGAGACATTAGAATAAGTAAGTTGGAAATGGGGAATGAAGAGCAAGCATTAAACAATATGGTGTTGTCACTCAGGCTACTGGAGTCTAAAATAGAGAAGCAGCGAGAAGTTGTGGCCTCTAGAGCGCAAAGGTACGAAGATGCCAAGAAGCGTTATACTGTCTTGAAGAAAGAAATATGGCCACAGTATGGATTTGGGGAGAATGAAGGTTTAGGGTTCAATCCCGACACTGGAGAAATTGTAAAACAATAAACTATAATCCACAGGAGGGATTAAAATGGCAGATATTAAAGTAATTTATGTGAATGCAGACAGCCTATATGAGGAACACTCAGAGGCCAATGATAGTATTAAAATGCAATCATTGAAAACTGCCAACTTCGAACTTACAGACACTAAGCTTGGGAATCTAGTTGATGGTGCCGACGCTAATGACGAGCATATTCACGATGCCAGATACTATAGAGAGGACGAACATGTCTCTACTTCAACTGGAGTTAGTGAGGCCAACCTTCCTGTTATACTTGATGCTGGAGGAAAACTAGACGAGTCTTTAATCGACCCTGCCGCCCTAGCTGGCACTCTTGACCACGGACTTCTAACTGGCCTTGGCGATGACGACCATACTCAATACCTATTAGTAGACGGAACTAGAGATGCGACAGGACTCCTAAGCTATAGTTCTGCCCTTGCTATTAGTGCCGACACAAATCTTGTCCATAAGAAATATGTTGATGACCTTTTCTCTGGTCAAGAATGGCAAGACTCAGTTATAGACAGAGCAATTACTCCTCCAGGCTCTCCGAGTACAGGAGACAGATACTTAATTGACGCTTCTCTTGGGACCGCTACTGGTGCCTGGGTAGGACAAGAAGACTCTATTGCAGAATGGGACGGAAGTGCCTGGGTTTTCACTGCCCCTACTACTGGTGCATTTGTCTCTGCCGATGATGAAAGTGACAGACTTTTTCTCTATGACGGTACCAACTGGGTAGCAAAACTTTTTGAGTCTACAACTGCATCTACTGGCCTTGAGAAAGTAGGACTTGATATTCGAGTCGCTTCTTCAATTGCTGGCGACGGGCTTGCTTTTACAGCGGGTGTTCTTAGTTCAAACGTAGACGACACTACTATTGAGATCGACACAGATATTCTCAGAGTTAAAGCAGACGGGATTAATGACACACACATAGACTTTGGAACGGGAACTAATCAAGTATCAGGCGAGGACATTCCTCTTCTAGACTCTGGAGCATTCTTTGCGACAGATAATGTAGAAGCTGCTCTTCAACAACTTGCAGGAAGTATTGAAAATGCTGGCACTGACTACACTGTGGGCACAGGCGGGGTAACTGCCGGAGACTTAGTTTATGTCTCATCTAACGACACGGTTCTACCATTTTCTACTTTGTCTAATCCTGACTATTGCGTAGGGATTGCTCTTAGCACTGAGACAGCATCTTCTACAGTCAAGGTACTATCGAATGATACTGTAGTTACTGGAGTGATAACAGGAGCTACTCCTGGGGCCAAATATTTCTGGGACGGAAGTGCGATTGTTGCTACTGCCCCTACTGGCTCTGGTAGTACAGTCTGGCAAGTAGGCGTGGCCAAAAACGCTACTGACCTTCACGTAGAAGTCAGACAGATCAAACGTAACGCGTAACCTGATTAAGGGGCGGCCTATGCCGCCCCTTTATAAAGGAACTTAATGGCAGATATTAAAATACTCTTTGTAAATGACGACAATCTATATGAGGGTCACTCAGAGAGTGAAGACAGTATTAAACTGCTTTCTTTAAAAACTGCTAACTTCGAACTTACAGATGAAAAGCTCGGGAATTTAGTAGACGGTGCCGAGGCAGACGATGAGCATATTCATGATGCCAGGTACTACAGAGAGAACGAACACATATCTATTTCAACTGGAGTTAGTGAAGCCGGACTCCCTATCGTGCTTGATGCCGGGGGAAAACTAGATGGCTCTTTTTTAGATATTGAAGCAGACCTCATAAGCTTCCTCCAAGCACCCTCCCAAAATACGGCAGAGGGAGACAATCTCCAGGAGTTAATAGATAGATTGTGTCCTGCATCTGCCACTCAAAAAGTAGACTACAATGCAGACGGCACAGTAGATAAAGTAACTGTCTATAAGAACAGTACGCAGATTGCTGCCAATAGAAGACTTCTCCACACATTTACTTATGACGCTCAGCTAAGAGTGACGACCGAGGTAGTAGATATTTTTACTTTTGACGACGGCACTAGCATAGCTAAAACAACAACTTTCACATATAGTTACAATACGGATGGAACACTAGATACTTCAACTCAGGCGACCGTATGATTAACAGCGTTTTCAAATTTGTACAAGGTATTGTAAATCTACGTGGTGCTACGGACGATACACGCATAGGGAATGTAGAGGACAGATTAAAGACAGAGTCTAAGCTAACGTCAGGAGTTAGTAATCCTTTATTTGATGGGTATGACAGGCAAAGAGTTTCACAGCCGGAAGTAATTTATGATGCCAGATTTATATATGACTTAAGACCTCTACTGACTACTAGCTTCACGACCTCTGGTGGTACGATAACTCGGGACGCTAACGCCTCTTCTGCTCAGATGAATGTCACAACTACAAATGGGTCGAGGTCAACTTATCAGTCAAAAGAATATATCCACTACATACCTGGGCAGACATTTGAGTCTTACATAACGGGAAGATTCAGTGCTAACTCTGCTAACAGAAAGCAAAGACTCGGCTCTTTTGATAATTCAAACGGGGTGTTTTTCGAATATGAGGATGGAGATATATATACAGTAAGAAGGACATCGACTTCTGGGTCAGTAGTTGATAGTAGGACTATAAGCTCAAGCTGGAACATTGACAAAATGGACGGCACAGGCCCTAGTGGATTAACTCTAGACCCAGATAGCCAACAAAACTATTTTATTAGATACCAATGGAACGGATCTGGACCTATTATTTGGGGCCTAAGAATTAACGGCATTGTGATTTATGTACATAAAGAACAATTTTCAAACACAGAGCAAACTCCTTGGGCCTCAACGGGAGACTTCCCTGTCAGGTCAGAAGTTATAAACACTGCAACAGCGGCCAACAGTGCCACATTGAACATACAATGTTTTTCTGTATTGTCTAATGGCGCAGTGTTTA